AGAAAATTCTCTTACTTGGTTCAAAATGGTTTTGATGGTTGGGATATCTATCGTGAATATAGAACAAATGGTGACTCGTTTATCTTAGGTGGTACTGGTTATCAAAAAGGAGCTTGTGCAACAACAAGATACCCAAATGCATCAGGTTGGGGAGCGTTTAAACCAATCACTATCGGTGACTTTACAGATTTTGCAAACACTGATTATTATGCATACTTGTTAGGTATAAACACATTTTCAAACCCTGAAGCGGTTAACATAAATGTATTCGCAACACCAGGAATTGATTATGTAAACAACTCAAATTTAGTTGAGGATTCAATCTCAATGGTTACTTACAATAGAGCGGATTCAATCTACATTTGTACTACACCTGATTGTAACGTATATATCCCAACAAATACAGATAACTTTATCTATCCAACAGAAGCGGTTGATAATTTAGCGAACACTAATATAGATTCTAACTACACAGCAACTTACTACCCTTGGATTTTGGTTAGAGATACTGTTAATAATACACAAATCTACTTACCACCAACAAATGAAGTTTGTAGAAACTTAGCATTAACTGATAACGTATCATTCCCTTGGTTCGCAACTGCGGGTTACACAAGAGGTTTGGTAAACGCAATTAAAGCTCGTAAGAAACTTACACAAGAAGATAGAGATACTTTGTATCAAGGTAGAATCAATCCTATCGCAACATTCTCTGATGTTGGAACTGTAATTTGGGGTAATAAAACATTACAAATTGCTGACACAGCACTTAACAGAATTAACGTAAGAAGATTGTTATTACAAGCTCGTAAATTAATTTCAGCGGTGGCGGTAAGATTGTTGTTTGAACAAAACGATGCTAAAGTAAGACAAGATTTCTTGGATTCAGTTAACCCTATCTTGGACGCTATCAGAAGAGACAGAGGTTTATATGACTTCCGTGTTACTGTAAGTAATTCACCTGAAGATTTAGATAGAAATACTATGACAGGTAAAATTTACTTGAAACCAACAAAAGCATTGGAATTCATTGATATTGAATTCTTAATCACTCCAACAGGAGCTTCGTTTGAAAATATCTAATAATTTATGTTGAAAAACAAAAAAAATAATCCAGTGTCATCATTACGTGAAGGTTTTGATGACGCTGGTACGCCAGATTTAAAGTATTATGCATTTGATTGGGATGATAATTTAATGTACATGCCAACAAAAATTATCTTAAGAGATGATAATGATAATGAAGTACCAATGTCCACCGAAGATTTTGCTGAACATAGACATCAAATAGGTAAAGAAGAATTTGATTATAATGGACACAAAATCGTTGGATATGCTGACCAACCTTATAGAAATTTTAGAGAAGGTGGTGACAAACAATTTAAGATTGATGCAATGAAAGCAAAAACAGGTCCCGCTTGGTCTGATTTTGTGGAAGCAATTAATAACGGGTCAATTTTTTCAATTATCACAGCTCGTGGTCATAACCCCGACACTATCAAAGACGCTATTTATAATTTAATAGTGTCCGACCATCAGGGTATAAATAAAGATTTATTATTAAAGAATCTTAGAAAATACAGGGACATTTCAGATATGGAGGACAAGTCAGATATGGAATTAATTAAAGACTATCTTGACATGAACAAATATTATCCTGTTAGTTTTCTTGACGCAACAGGTGCGGGAAACCCCGAACAATTAAAAGTGGACGCAATGAGGGAATTTATTTCTTATGTAAAATCTCAAGCCAAAAATTTAGGTAAAAAATTATACCTTAAAAATGATGTGAAAAATAATTTTGTTCCTAGTATTGGCTTTTCAGATGATGATTTAAAGAATGTAGAAGTAATGAAGAAGAGTTTTGAAGATGAACCTATGTTAAAGAATTACTATACTGGTAAAGGAGCTAAAACTAGATACTAAACGATGATAATTTTTAAAAAATTAAAGTAAATACAAAAATTTTCAAACAACATGTATTTATAGATAAATAAACTAAAACAAAAAACTAAAAAGAATATACCATGGCTGATTTATTAATGAAAATGCCGGTTCCTTACGAACCAAAAAGAGCGAACCGATTTATACTAAGGTTTGACACAAGTTTAGGTATTAATGAATGGTTCGTAGAATCATCAGGAAGACCAAGTATTGATATTAACCCTGTTGAGATACAATTTTTGAACACTTCTACATTTGTGGCGGGTAGATTCAAATGGAATCCAATCTCAGTTAAATTCCGTGACCCGATTGGTCCATCAGCAACACAGGCTCTTATGGAGTGGGTTCGTTTACACGCTGAATCAGTTACAGGTCGTATGGGATATGCTGCGGGTTATAAAAAGAATGTTGACCTTGAGATGTTGGACCCAACAGGTGTTGTTGTAGAAAAATGGATTCTTGAGGGATGTATGATTACAAAATCCGCTTGGGATAACGTATCATATAGTGATGACAAATTAGCAGGATTGGACGTTACCATGCAAATGGACCGTTGTATTTTGGTTTACTAATTTTGTATTTACTTTTATATTGATAAATTAATTTAATACGGTATATTTAACACAGGGTCTAATCCCTGTGTTTTTTTTTATGGACGAAAATGTATTAAAATATGGTCAACAAGATTTTAACTTACCACACGATGTGGTAAAACTACCTTCTGAAGGTAAGTTTTATAAATCAAAGAAAAAATCTGTCAAGGTAGGTTATTTAACGGCTGCCGATGAAAATACAATTATGTCGGTTAACCCCGATGATTTGGTTATGACATTGGTACGTTCAAAGTTATATGAACCTGATTTGAGACCCGATGAAATGTTAAATGGTGATATTGAAGCCATTTTAATATTTTTAAGAAACACATCATTTGGTCCCGAATATAAAATTTCAAGTAATGACCCCGAGACAGGAAAAAGGTTTTCAACTGAAATTATGTTGGACGAGTTGGATTTTAGAAAACCGTCCCAAGAACCAAATGAAGATGGTAGTTTTACAATCAAATTACCAAAATCAGGTGCGACTGTTAAAGTAAAACCTTTAACTTTTAAAGAAATTGGTGAGATTAACAAATTGGCTGACCAATATCCTGCGGGAAGAGTTGCACCAAAAGTAACTTGGAAACTTCAAAAACAAATTATTAGTGTTGAAGGTGATAGTGAACAAGGTACTATTAATAGATTTGTAGAAGGATTACCCATAATGGATTCAAAATTTATCAGAAATTTTATTGATGAAAACGAACCACGATTGGATTTAAGAAGAACAATTATAGCCCCGTCAGGAAACAAGGTAGATGTAGAAATCGCCTTTGGGGTTGAGTTTTTTCGCGTTTTCTTCTGATTACGCTTCCTATCAGTTAGACGAATATTTTGTTTTAGCAAAAAATTTACACACATCTTGGAGTGATTTTATGAAAATGCCTACATATGCTCGTAGGTATTTGATAGATAAAATAATTGAGGGAATAAAAAATACCTAATTATTCTATTTATTAACATATGTTACAACCAGCTCCACCAAATCCAAACGCACCAAATACGTCAGGAATATCTAATAGTATTAATTCTGTTGGGGACATTGTAAAAAAATTAAGTAGTATTGTTGATAATGCTTATGATGGTTGGCAAAAAAGAACCGTTGAGTTAGAAGACCAATATGCTCAATTTACTGCAACAATTTCAGGAACTTTTGGACAAACCCAATCGGCAATTAAAGGACTGAGGGAAGAGATTGCAATTGCAACTCCGGGAGTTGTTGGTTTGGGTGGTGATTTTAGGGATGTTGCGAACATACAACAAAGTATTGCGGAATCACTTCAAACAAATGTTATTACATTAGGTGAAACCGTAACTGATTTATATGCTGCGGGACAAGCGGTTGGTGTATCTTCGTCTGGTGTTGGTGAAATGGTTAAATCATTCCAAGATGTCGGAATTCAAACAGGAAACATTAAAGACAATATTCAAACAACCGTTAATTTAGCACGACAAGTTGGTGTTAATACGGGTGCGGTGTTTAAGTTGGTTAGTAATAACTTAGACTCAATTAATAAATATGGTTTTGAAAATGGTGTTGCGGGATTAGCTAAGATGGCAGCACAAGCTGCGGGATTACGTATTGATATGAATTCAATATTTAGTTTTGCTGAAAAAGTATTTGACCCCGAAGGTGCTATTGACACCGTGGCGGCGTTCCAAAGAATGGGTGTTGCTGCTGGTGATTTAGCCGACCCATTTAGATTAATGTATTTGGCGTCTGAAGATACTGAAGAACTTCAAAATCAAGTTGTAAAAATGACTCAAAAGTTTACATATTTTGATGAGAAAACAAAAGAGTTTAAAGTTTTCCCAAATGCTAAACGTGATTTAAGGTCAATTTCTGAAGCAACAGGTATTGCCTACAATGATTTGATTAAAATGTCTGAAGGTACTCAAAAATTAAATTTGATATCTAAAGATTTAAAAATTGCCGGTGTTGATGAAGAGACAAAACAATTTGTTGCCAATGTAGCACAATACAACAAACAAAAAGGTGGATTTACGGTTAAGATTGGTAGAGATGAAAAACTTGTTACTGAAATTAATAGTAAAGATATTGATGAGTTAAAAGAATCACAAAAACCTGTAACATTAGAAGATTTAGCTAAGAGTCAACTTACTGAAGCACAATATTCAACTGCGGTACAAGAACAGATTAGAGATAGTCTTGCAGCACCTGTCGCTGGGTCAAGAGCTCCACAGGATTTGAGAGAAGTATTAAGAGGTGCTTTAGCTGCAGGACAATCAACGGCACAAAGAGCTGTTGGTAATACACGTGGTGGTATTGCGGGTATTGACCAACTTTATGAAAAAACAGGTAAAGGTTTAACTGATTTAATTTCAGGAAAAGGTGGTTTAGAAGAAGTTGCGAATGTATTTAAAACTGCGGGAATGGACATGGGGGAAGGTTTAAAGAATATTACCAAAGCGTTTAGTAATTTTGATACTGAAGCATCTAAACCATACATTTCATCAGGAAATAAAATTGCTGAAGCTGCGGGTGCTGCCGTAACAGGATTAAGTACTTTAGCGGATAAAGCAAAATCATTCTTATCAGGAACTGATGTGACTAAAAAACCATCAATTGAAACTGGAAATATTACACAAAACAATCAAAAGATTGAGTTTAATCCTTTGGAACATAAAGGTACCATAGATATTAAAGTAACAACACCAAATGGAAATACACAATCTTTAACCGACGCACAAATTACTGAAATATTTAAAAACGAAAGTTTTAGAAAAGAACTTGAAAGAATCATTTCTGAATCTAAAATGAATACAAATTACGGAACAGTTCCAAATAAGATTTAATAAAAAATAAATGAGCTTCTATTTATAGAAGAAACAATAAAAATGCCAAGTCAATTAAGTTTTAGTGCGACAAAATTATTAAGAGACAAGTTACTAACAAGAAACTTAACTCCATATAACAAACCTGGTGTTTACACTTCAACTTCTTCGCCTGCTTCAGGTGAATTCATTCAAAGTGATTATGCTGTTATTGACTCCCCTGACGCATTAATTGATTCTGACCCATTTGCCGACAAACTATATGTTAATAACGTATTTGGTCCATTAGGTGGATACAACAAAGATATTAATGGTTTAATTAATACCCAACAAATAACTTCAAATCAAGGTCCATATGGTGCTACACCACCATATACCGACGCATTACAAAAATATTCCGAGTCATTCCAAAAGAGACAGTACATTAAAAATGTGTACTCACCAGGAAACCAATACACCTATTATGATATGGGTGATATTGTTAAAGTACAAAAAAATGCGACATATTGGGACCCACCAAGTTTTAGACCATCATCTTATTCACCATTTTCAGTTTTATTACAACCAGACCCATTAGGTGATAATGGTCCTGCTAGTGATGATTCAGAATTGGCTAAATTAGGTGTTAAAGCCGCAAAACAATCTTTTCAATATAGGGTTGACCAAAATGTAAGAGCCGCTACAATAGGTAGAGTTAATATTTTATCAGGTCTTTCTGACCCATTTAACTTATCACAAGTTATTGCGGGAAAAAGACCTATAATTGTTTCTGATTGGACAATCACTTCAGGTGGTAATTTATTATCACAAGGTATGGATATTGTCCAAAGAATTACTGGTGTACAATTTCCATTCTCACCAATTCCGGGCAGTTATTATCAAGCAAGAGATTTTGGTACAGCAAGTTCAGCGGCCTTGGCGGCTGGTAACGGAAAACGTGGTGGTTTATTTGGTTTGTTTGGTTCAAGACCAACTTCACCATCACAAGTATTTTTGGACTATACTGGTTCAGGACAAAGAGGTCAGTTAACTCAAAATTTAGATACAAATAGATACCGACCACAATATAATACAGGTGGTACTGGTGTTTTATCTGCTTTAGGTCAAGCCATTACGGGAGCATTTGCTAACAATGCAAGTGAAGGAACGTATTATGTTGGTAGTCCACAAAGAGAACCGGGATATATAACATCACCACCAGGTCAAGTACCAATTGACAGTTTTGGTGGTCAGGTTAACGCGCCTGTTTATGGTCCTGATATTTTAGGAAAAGAATATGAAGGTGTTGATAAAGACTTTAAATTTGGTTTAGCGGGAAGACCATTTGATGATGATGGTAGTATTGTCGGTGGATTTACATGGATTAGTGGTAAATGGGCACCAAATGCTGGTAGATATCAAAAACCTGGTGGTGATTATGCTGACCAAGACCCAGCATTTCCATCAATTGCGAATCAATTGACGGCAACAGAGTCAATTAATTATGACTTTAAACCAGGTTCAATATTAGATGATACTCAAAGGTTAATTGATTCACAACCAAATTCAGGAGCGCGATTTGGACACGTAGGTAACGCTATTGACCAAACATCAAAAGTATTCTTTGATGGATATAAGGAAATTACCAAAGGTTCTCAAGTTATTAGATATTCAGATGGACAATCCAATGTTGGTATTGAATATTGTCGTGTTTTTACAAAAGATACACCATATTACACCTTTAATAGTTTACAGAAAAAAGAAGGAAATATTCGTAAGTTTTCATACTCTATTGTTGATTCAACATTTAACTTAAACATTGCACCTGAAAAAGGTGGTGATAGTATTGTTAATGGTAAGGTAAAAAAATATATGTTCTCAGTTGAGAACTTGGCTTGGAGAACAGGACATAGACCTGGTTATAGAGTTAGTGATTTACCTGTTTGTGAACAAGGTCCAAATGGTGGTAGAATTATGTGGTTCCCTCCATATGATTTATCATTCACTGAGGATACAAGACCGTCATTTAATGAAACTACATTCTTAGGTAGACCCGAACCCGTATATACTTATAAAAACACTTCTCGTAGTGGTACATTGAAATGGAAGATGGTTGTTGACCATCCGTCAATTTTAAATGTTATTGTTAATAAGGTGTTAGCCAATGAAGGTGATAGACAAAAAGTAGATTCTGTTGTTAATTCATTCTTTGCGGGATGTAAAAAGTATGATTTGTATGAACTTGCAAAGATATACAATACAATTCCATTGTCAGAATTACAAGCTTGGCAAGAAGTTGCAAATAATCCACAAGCAACAAATGAAAACATTGAAAGTGTATTTAAAAACACTTCAACAGAGACAGGAACAGGACAACAAACTGGGGGTAATCAAACCCAAGCAACTGCGGAACAAGCCTTATCAAGTTATATTGAATATGGATTTTATTTTGATAATGATATTCCAAAAGGAAATCCTAACACAACAACTGAAACACCATATCAAACAACATATGATGTTTATACATCATCGGCTAATAAAACAAAATATAGTCAAAACGCTGTAAGTGCTGCAACGGTATCAACTTTCTTTACAAATATTGTTGATGAAAATTATACCCAAATGAAAACTTTGGTTGAAAAGATTTATGATTTATTGAGTCAAAAACAAGCTGAAAAAATTATTCTTACTTTAAGAGGGAGTGCTTCATCACCAAACACTGAACAATATAATAATAAACTATCTCAAAGAAGAATAAGTTCTGTTGAGAATTTCTTTAAAACATACACATTTGCTGGCGGAAAATCAGTTAATGAATTTATTGGTAATTCATTGGTGTTAAACGGATTACCTGTTGGTGAAAACATTGTAATTGCAAACCCAAAAGGGAATTCAAGTGCATTTGGTTCTGTGGATTGTAATAAAGATTTAACGGGAAACAATAAAATTTATTCAACAAATGCCATGGCTTGTAGGGCGGTTATAATCTCAAATATTGTTGTTCAAGCACCAGCACCACAACCAGCACCGAACAATAATGCATCACAAGAAGTAATTGCTGCTACAGGAAATAATCAAGAACCAAAAAAACCTGCACAAACAAATGTTGTTTCACCACAACCTGATGAGATTTTATTTAAAGGTGCATCTAAAAAATTATTAAGATATCTTTTAAATGAGTGTGATTATTTTGAAGTCTTAAAGGCTGAAAATCCATTCATTTATGATTCAATAAAAGAAAAAATTAAATATTTCCAACCAGCGTTCCACTCAACAACGCCTGAAGGATTAAACTCACGTTTAACTTTCTTACAACAATGTATGAGACCTGGTGAAACAATTCCAACAATTGGACCCAACGGTGATAAATTATATAATGATGCTTTAAACACGTCATTTGGGGCACCACCAGTATTGGTTTTACGTGTTGGTGATTTTTATAATACAAAGATAATCCCAACAAGTTTAGGTTTTACATATCAAACATTTGATTTTAATCCTGAAGGCATTGGTTTCCAACCAATGATTGTTGAAGTTAATATGGGATTCAACTTTGTTGGTGGTTCAGGACTTGCAAATCCTGTTGATACATTACAGAACGCATTGTCATTCAATTACTATGCGAATACTGAAATGTATGATGAAAGAGCCGAAGCGACAGAAGACACAAGTAGACTTGATAAAGAAATCATTAGTGCTATTAGAGCACAACAACCTGTTGTAGGTGTAGCCAATGTTGATACTCAAATATCTACAGATGGTGGTAATACAATTGGTGTTTTCACGGCAACTGGAACAACGGCAAGTGGACAAACAGGTACTTTAACATATGCACCATTTATGAATAAATTGGTTGAACAAACTCAATCATATTATAATGGTGTTTTAAATATGTTTGATAGTGTTTTAACAAACTATAACTATGGTGTGTTATCTATGTTAAATTATGGTAGTAACAATCAAACATATAATACAGGTAGTTTTAATTCATCTACTGATTTAACAGTAAATTTATATGGTAAACCAGCCAAAACACAAACATATGTTGATGATGCGTTTAAAGAATTATTAAAAGACATTGATGGTGGAGATTTAACAATTTTCTCAAGTTATGAATTTTCAAACCCAATTATAACAAATGCTCAAAAAAGATTGTTTAAAAAGAATTACTCAAATTATGTTAAAACATATCAAACAACATTTTTAAATTCTTTAACTGAACCAGTATCAACATTAGTTGGATTACAACAAAGTTATGTGTTTAATATTGATAGATTAAACTTTGTTGCGTCAGGAACTACAACAGGATATGATGGTAAATTAAACCAAAAAAATATTGCAATTTTATATTCTATAAGTGGAACACCTGAAGATGTTAGTGGAACTACAATTGATAGTTTAACATCTTTAAGAAATGACTATATTACAATAGGTAATAGTAACAATACTTTCTTATCTGGTTTAACACAGTCTCAATTATATAATACCGATGGATATAAACCAAAGGTGCCGGGAACATGGACACTACCAACAGAAGGGTTTGATTATTTTGATTATGATAGTCCTAACCAATATAAAATACGTGAATATACTTTAATGAGTAGAGCTTTATTACAGAAAGATTTGAAAGATGGTTTCTTAAAGGCCTTGGTTGAGGGGTTAGACCAAGCAACCACAAACGCAGTTTTATTTTATTATGACACTAGTGGTACTTCATTAAGATTCCAATGGACCTACGCTAACAAAGCAGGTACAGATTTATTAGCAATTTATAAAACAGGAGATGTTGCTAAAAACTACATTAAGTATACACCACCATTTGGGTCAACACAAAAAAGAATTACTGTATTCGCTGAAGATTTAACAGCTCCTGAAAGTAATAAAAAGACACTTCAAACTATCTATTCTAATAAGAATAATAGTGGTAAGTTTAACCCATATAACTTTAAACGAAAATTTAACTAATGGATGCATATTATAACCGATACCAACAATTTTTTATCAATGGTGAACAAACCGTAGTTCCATTTGTGCCATTACCAAGTAAGACTTCGGACCAAAGATATATCTATAGAACTGGGTTCAGTAGATTAGATAAGGTATCACAACAATTTTATGGAACACCATTTTTTGGGTGGTTAATTTTACAAGCTAATCCTGAGTATGGTGGATTAGAATGGAATATACCTAACAATTCTTTATTGACTATACCATATCCACTTATATCTTCATTACAAGATTATAAAAATGGTATAGAAAACTATTTCTTCTATTATGGCAGATAACAATATAAATGGTGGTGATAACATATTCGTAGACTTTGATTATCAAAATGTTTTTTTAGTTGACCCAAACAAAACTGTTGATTTAAATGGTGTTGCCCGAGAAAGACAAATTCATCATGAAAATTTAGTTATGTATGCAAACTTGGAGGCGACAAATGTCTTCCCAAGAACAAAACTTGCTGTTGGTGCACCATTAACGGATGCAATTCAAAATGTACCAATTGCCGCTATGAACTTTTTAAGACCTGGTGGTAAAACATTACTTACAAATGCTTATCTTGATGAAATTACGGGTTTAAATACAAGTACTGGAAAAGGAACTAACCAACCAAACATTACGAATGTTAGCCAACAAAATAAAACTGATGAGTTTTATCTTAAACAAAATACCATAAATTCACAAGATACTGGATTATTAGGTATTGAATCTATTAGAGTTAAAAATAATAGAAGTGCAACACCAAGTGTTGAAATGACATTGATTGATACACAAGGAAGAGCGTTATTTGAAAAAGGTGAAAATTCTGAATATGCTGCGTTTTTTAACTTACCATACCCAACATTTTATTTAACATTAAAAGGTTATTACGGTAAAGCGATTAGATATCAATTAATTCTTACAAAATTTTCAGCGGCTTTTGATGGTAGTACTGGGAATTATAGAATTAATCTTAATTTTTATTCTTACAAATATACGGTATTAGCCGAAACACAAGTGGGAGCATTATTTGCGGTTCCATTTATGTACACATCTGATTTTAAAATAAATGCGACAGCACCACAAACGGGAGCTTTAAACGCGGCACAAAATTCTGTTGTAATTGGCAATAGTGGTGGTCAACAAAACGCAACAACCGTTACGTCAAATGTAAGAACAACAAGAGGTTATCAAAAAATTAAAGAAGTTTATGCTAGATATAAAGCAGACCAATTAATTTCACCAACATTACCAGAACTTTCGTTTCCTGAATTAAGAGCGAGATTAGAGGGACTTGAAAAGTTTTTAATTCAAAGTTTTGGACAAGCCGATTTCACACCATTATCTGATGTGGATACCTATTTTAAATTAGTTACCAAATTTAGTGATGATGTTTCATCACCTGTTGAAGATAGTTGGTTTAGAAAATATATTGATGTTGATTTACCATTTGTTTTAAGTTCAAAAATTGCTAATAATCAGACAGGTGTTAAAACTTGGATTTATAATAAAGCCACAAGAGATAATCCTCAAAAAAGAATTGATGCTTATAATGAATTAAGACAACTTGTTACCGAGTATGAAACACAATTATTAAAAAATAAAACTTTAGGTGAAAATGGTAGTTTTACAATTGATGGTGTTAAACAAGGTTCTCAAATTAATGTTGTAAAAAACATCAAAGTATCCCCCTCAACAACATTGTATGTTAGTGAAGATACTTTTAGAAAGGCAATATCTGTTGATGATATTGATTGGTATGAAACCTTTGTTGCAAGAAACAATAGAGAACCAAGAAATGGTGAAGAAAACATTTTAAAAGCACAATCATTATTATTTTTCATTCCATTAGAAACACAAGGTGAAAATCAACAAATAATCCAACCAACATTTAACTTTGTATTTGACGGAAAAGGAAATTTTTCAGATGTTATTTCAAAAACATTTGATGAAATTTCAAAACAAAAAGAAAAAATTGTTGCCGCTCTCACAGCGTTTTTAGCCAAAAAAATTGAAGGACCAAATGGTTTAGGGTTTAAACCAACCATGAGAAATATCATGGCTATGATATTTGCATCTATTGAAGCGTTTTATAGATTGATGGATGATGTTCATTCTGATGCTTGGTCAAAAAGATTACACCCATATAGAAAAGCGGCGGTTTATGGTGATGAAAAATCAAACACTACTACAGATTCTAAAAACTTAACACAAACAACAAACACACCAAATTTAAGTAATATCCCTGTTTATCCTTGGCCGCAATATTATGTTCAGACAAATTCAGATAAAGGAGAACAATATGAATTAAGATATCCTGGTGACCCAAGAGAAATATCAAGAACAAAGGCGAATAATTTTGATGTATGGCCTGAAGTTGAATTTGTTGAGGAGTATATGAAAGGTTTGGCTCAACGTTCAAGTCCTGATACAGGTCCGTCAGGAGATAATAACGAAGGAAGTTCAATTAATAAAATTACTGTAAACGCTGTTGAATTCCCAACAACAAATATACCATATACTGACTATGATACCGTTAAGTTTTTATATGAAATTTACGAAAGGGTATTATTGGCAACATATTGGGATAGAATATCAACATCGGGAGCAACATCATTATCAGTCTATAATACTTTATCAGATTTAGAAGTTACTAATATTAGACAAGCCTTAACAGGAACAAGTCCTGCTTTAACAAAGACACTTAAAAACCTTGCATTTACACCAAACAATTACTTGGGGGTATTAAGACAAATATCTAATGATGGAACTGGTACTAGTTGGCAACAATTCATTAGGGGTATTTTTACTTCAGAATATTTAAGAACTATTACTACAGTAGATTATGCAATTTTGGAAGATACTTTAATAACTGCAGCATCATCATCTACAGAAAAGAGTGTTGAGTCTTTAAAAAATCTTGATGAGTATGTAAAAACTTCAAAGTCCACAACAACAGATATTATGGATGTATATCCATTTAGAAGTGAAACATGGTCAAAACAATATTTAAGTAATTTTGCTCAGTCCAAGTCTGATAGATATAAAACATATAATAGTTTATATGTTAATACCACAAAAAAATATATTACAAATTATCAGGTTGGTACAACGGATAACAACCAAAATAAACCTTTTGTTAATGGTTCATTTTTAAAATCACTATCACCTGAGGTTACAACAACTTTTGATAATTTTTATGCAACAAGAAGAGCGTCAGAACAATACCTACCGACTGAAGGTCCTTTAGATTATAGTGCTAAGACAGGAAATGTTGTTCCATTACAAACGGTGTCTATGATGAATACACCATTCTTTATTAACGCCTTACAACAAGATGTACAAGCCGACAGGAGTAATAATGTTACCTCACCATATATTAAATCAGCATACCTTTTCTTAAATTCATTACCATTGGCAACGGTTAGTGAAAGATATTTTTCATTAGATAGTGTATCAAACACAGGTGCTGGTTTAGATGAATTTAATCAATTAGATTATATATTTGCGACTTTAACTAAATTTGGTGCTATTCATAGATTACCATACGCTTGGATATTAAAGTACGGTTCTATTTGGCATAGATATAAAACTTATATTGATACTAATGTTGATATATTAGATTCAGTTTGGACAAATGTTAATGCTGGAAACATATATAACCCAACAACAAATTCATTACAGAGTCAATACACTTTCAATAACCAAAAGAATGAAAATTATAATATTGTAGGTCAATTGAATAATACTGTTAGTGGAAACACAATATCAATTATGAACCTTGGATTTTATCCAAAATTAATGAATGATGTTTTCTATTTAATTGCGGGACAAGATTTATTAACAGGATATACAAATACAGATATTCAAAATGCCGTAACTGAAGGTTTAAATGTTGGACCAATTAGTGATTCATCAATAGCATTACAAAATGGTTTTGATACAAACAATCCAAATAGAAGTTTAAATATGAATGTTTGGTTTAGTTCATTTGACACCAAAAACTCAACCAAGTTTAAACCATTCCAACAATTGAAGACAATATTAATTCCAAGTTTTGGAACAAAGTATAATCAAATTCGTTCTGAATGTTTTACACAAAGTACTACAGGTAATACACTTAGTCTGACACAAGAAGTTTTTAATAACTCTGCGGTTTACAACGGTTCTGCAAGAACATTTTGGACAGCCCCAAACTACGGTTACTTTGAATTACAGAGTATTAACAAACCAAGATACGATGAGTATTTTAAAGAAATCTATTCGGGTGCAACAAAACAAACATCTGTTAGATTTGGACAGACATATACAAAAATTGAAGATGTCTTTGGAACATTTAAAAAAGATATTTTAGATTCTTTTGAAAATGAATTCTTAAACTTTACAAAGTCGTATAATGATTTATCTGCCGAACAAATATCGGGTAGTACATTTATTAATAGAAACTTCCAATCAATAATGGGGGAAATGTTGACGGTACCATATGTTGATAACACACAATCATATGACAATTACGTAACAACTTGTAATACATCCCAAAGAAATAAAATTAGTAATATGATTGGTTCATTTATGAACTATAATATTGCGTTTAAATACGGTAATCCAAGTAACTTTGATAGAAAATTATTTGGTACGTTTACAACATTACCTGAGTTCAAGGTTGTTGACCCATATTCGTACAAACCGTATGTTCCAAACACATTACCAACAGCGACAGGAACTTTAACTTTATCACAATCCGTTAGTTTAAATCCCGATGCTTGGAAAGCGATGTATAATTATGTTGGATTTGCAACACAGTCAGGTATGACATATTCAGATAGTGGAAGTTATTATACTGATTTTTTCCCAACAATGAATGTTGAATTTACTCAAGCAAACGTGGTTAATTTTGCACCATTAATTAAAATATTTGGTACACAAAAATTACTTAATGAATCATCGGCAACGGTATATAGTAGTAGTAATTTTACCGCATCAATTAATGATTACTACCAAAGTAAAAACACATTTTTAAATAATACACTAACACAGTTGTTTTCAACACTTCAAAAAGATTTACCGAATGTTGAACAAACAAATGAAAAACCTATTTTATCTGCGGTTGATGGTATACAGACAAAGATTGAATTTTGGGAAACTTTTAAAGCCTTTAATGACAAATGGATTGCGGGTAGTAACTACAAAGATAGAACATTATTCCAAGATGTTTTATTCTTAGATAGAGCCAACAGAGATATTGGTGACGCTGTTTATGTAGACATTTTTAAATTAAAAGATTTCTTTTCAGGAACAACATCTTTAGATACAAGATGTATTGATTTTGTTAGTAGAATTATTGCTGATAATCAATTCCAAATGATGCCTATGCCAGCATACATTAATTTTTGGGGTGTTGGTGATGTAAAACAAGGTGAAACACCAAATGCTCAACCAACAAATGATATGGCAAATTCATTATTTGGTACTTTCTTAGATGTTGATTATAGATTCGCATCTCCAAAGTTTGTTTGTTATTATGCAGGAAAACCAAGTGAACACTTGGATATGAGAGAAAATCCTGAGTATAGGTGGAAGACAGACGCTTTTGATTTCGCACCCGCTAGAATGCCTTTGATTGATAAATTACAAGGAAAGAAAGATTGGGCTCAATCAAATAGAGTTGTTGCGTTTAATGTTGATTTTGGAACACGAAATCAAAGTATGTTTTATAGTATACAATTAGACCAAAATTCTGCGGCGGCAACAACTGAAGCAAACCAAGTCATCACTAACGCAGCAAACCAAGCTGGTGGTACAAGGTCAAATACTCAAAATGTTAGTTTATATAATTTGTATAAAACTAGAAGTTATGAATGTAGAGTTGAATCTATGGGTAATGCTATGATACAACCTACTATGTATTTTAATTTACGTTATGTTCCTATGTTTAGGGGTCCTTATATGATACAATCAGTTGAACATTCAATAGATGCGGGACAATTTAAAACATTCTTTACAGGAATTAGAATGCCTTTATATTCATTACCGTTAATAGAACAACAAATTATGACACTTAATACTAGTTTATTATCGGAACTAGTTCAAGAAGTTAGGAGACTTAAAGAAACGGCCACAACAACGGCACAACCAGCAGTTAATATTATTACAATTGGTAATGGTGTTCAAACAAATGGTAAATTTACAGCGTCAGCGGCAGTTGAATGTCTTAAAGATATCCAACAGGCAAATGTTAAATATCAAAAATACACTGGTGTTGAAAGTACAACACAAAGATTATCATATGGTGATATGGCGACATTATTAAAAGATAATGTTAGTTCAATACCAACTAGAGCTATGATATTTTATACTGCATATTTAAATGGTCATGATGATAATAACTTTATTACATTTAATTTTGATTTAGGTGGTACTCCATTAGGTGGATTACCATTCCCTCAAATATCTTATGGTGGTAGGGAAACATTTTTTACAAAGACATTTGCTTGTAAAACAAACCAAGCCGGTGCTACACAACCAGTTGCGGTATTCACAAGTTTTGAAAACTCAATAAACTTTATGGAAAACTATTATTTTAATAAACAGGCTGGTGTTTCAAAAAGTTTAATAAATGTTGGAACTAATAAATGGGTAACTAAAGATGATTACATCTTAAGTATGGTGTCAACATGGCTTGGATGGTGGCCGACAAAACGATTTAATAATTTACAGGAAGAACAAACATTTATTGCTAAAAATAGAAATATGATACCTGATTTAACAAAAGCAGCCTCTGAAGTTGTAGAAATAATGATAAAATTTAATCTTGTAAGTTTTTAAGATATTTATATAAAAACTATAGTTATGAATATTAAACAACATTTAGACAATTATCTTGGTAAGAATACAAGATATACCGAAAAAAATGCCGGAAATGGATTTACCGAAGTGTGTGATTTGGACACGGGTAGCTGTTACACTATTAGAGATAGAGATGGTCTTATTGAAAGAGTAGACAATACTTTAAAAACTAATAGAAAAGTCCAAGTTGAAACACCACAAGGTGTTAAACAATTATTAAATGGTTAAAAAAATGGGAATAGATAATAAAATAATTCAAGAAATTAAGAGACACAACTCAATTAATAAATACATAATGGAACAAGATGCTTTGGGAGATGTTCCACCTGCAGACCCAACGGCAGCTGCACCCGATGCGGCGGCACCTGAAGCAGACCCAACATTAGCGGCACCACCAGCATCACCTGAAGTTATTGATACTGCAACAGATACTGAAGTTGAAAAAATTGATAATGTTGGAAATACCGAAGAATCTGATGATGAATCTGGTAGTGAAGAGTTGGATATTACAGATTTAGTTAATTCACAAAAAAATATTGAAAGCAAACAACAAGAATATTTTGATATGATGTTTAAACAAATTGAAGGGTTGCAATCCAAGTTAAACGCTATGGATGATGTCTTCAATAAGTTAAACTCTATGGAAGAAAAAATTGAACAATATAGACCAAAAACAGCTCAAGAAAAATTAGAATTGAGAAGTTTAGATAGTGGTCCGTTCAACCAAAAACTTTCAAGTTTTTTTGATGACAAACAAGAAGATATGGAAAAGACAGGTAAGAATGAATATGTATTAACTTCCGATGAAGTTGAAAATATTGTACCTTCAGATATTAAAAAATCATTTGATGAATATGGTGCTGAACCCACTGGTACTTCATTTAAAATGGGTTGATTTTTAACAACTTTTTACTATATTAAAAGGGTCACGTTGTGGCCCTTTTTTATTTGGCGAAATAATTTGACGAACAGAAAAATAACAACTATAATTTATAAACTAACAATCTAATTAAACAAAAAACATGATGAGTTCACTTGACGCAGTACTTTCACAGTACGAAAAAAACACACAGTCTTTCGGAGACTCTAACCGAATGTCCCAAGAGGAAAGAATGAAAAAGTATTTTGCTTGTATTCTTCCACAAGGACAATCTCAAGGACAACGTAGAGTACGTATCCTTCCTACACCCGATGGTTCTTCTCCTTTCAAAGAGGTTTGGTACCACGAATTACAAGTGGGTGGTAAATGGCAAAAATTCTATGACCCAGGTAAAAATGACAATGAACGTTCACCTTTGAATGAGGTTTACGATGAGTTGATGGCTACAGGTAAAGAGTCAGACAAAGAATTGGCTAAACAATACAAATCTCGTAAATTTTACATCGTAAAGGTTGTTGACCGTGATGCTGAAGAAGAGGGTGTAAAGTTTTGGCGTTTCAAACACAATTACAAGAATGACGGTATTCTTGATAAAATCATCCCAATTTGGAGACAGAAAGGTGATGTAACTGATTCACAAAAAGGTAGAGACCTTATTGTACAGTTGGTTAAATCTAAAACTCCTGGTGGAAAAGATTACACAACAATCCAAACTATTATGCATGATGACCCAGCACCTCTTCACGAGAACGCTAAGGTTATGGAAGAGTGGTTGAAAGATGAGTTAACATGGAATGATGTTTACTCTAAGAAACCTGTAGAATATTTGGAAGCAATCTCTCGTGGTGAAGAACCTCGTTGGGATAGTGAAACAGGTAAATACTTGTACAGTGATTCAGGTGATATGATGATGGGTGGTTCTAAATCAACACCTTCGGCACCCGCTGACCCACAATTATTTGACGAACCTGCTGAGGACTTACCGTTCTAATAAAACAAAACATCATGTATGGTATCTTGTATGGTACCATACATGATTAATTTATAACACACATGGCAATCAAGAAAAACGATTTTAATTCAGTAAAGAAGAAATTCTCAACTTCAGCGAAGTATAAACCACAAAGATACTTTGACTTGGGTAAAGATTTCTTGGACGCTGTAGGACTACCAGGACCTGCTATAGGACACTTGAACATGTTCTTGGGTCACTCTGATACAGGTAAGACAACGGCTCTTGTAAAATCTGCCGTATCAGCTCAAAAACAAAATATTCTTCCTGTCTTCATTATTACAGAACAGAAGTGGAGTTTTGAACACGCAAGACTTATGGGTTTTGATTGTGAAGAAGTTGTTGACCCCGAAACAGGAGAGTTAGATTGGGATGGATTCTTCATCTTCAATAACAACTTCTCTTATATTGAACAAATCACAGATTATATTAATAGTTTGTTGGATGCTCAAGAAAAGGGTGAATTGGAATATGATTTATTGTTCCTTTGGGATTCAGTAGGTTCGGTTCCTTGTAAGATGACTTACGAAGGTAAAGGTGGTAAACAACACAACGCTGCGGTTCTTGCCGACAAGATTGGAATGGGTATCAACCAACGTATTTCAGGTTCTCGTAAATCTGATTCAAAATATGAAAACACATTGGTTATTGTTAACCAACCTTGGGTTGAACTTCCTGACAATCCATTTGGACAACCAAAGATTAAGGCAAAAGGTGGTGAAGCCATTTGGTTAAACTCATCTTTAGTGTTCTTATTTGGTAATCAAAAAGGTGCAGGAACAAACAAAATTTCGGCAACCAAAGACAAACGAACTGTTAAATTTGCAATCCGTACAAAAGTTTCTGTTATGAAAAACCACATCAATGGTTTGGGTTATGAAGATGGAAAGATTATCGTAACACCACACGGATTTTTGGCAGGGAAAGACGCGGCTGAAGAGAAAGTATCTATTGAACAATACAAGAAAGAAAATGCTGAGTATTGGAAAGAGATTATTGGGGCTGATGGAGATTTCAGCTTGTTTGAGGAAAAAGAAAGTGAAACAGTATAAACAATAAATTGTGAAGACACTCTTAGTAGATGGTGATAACCTATTTAAAATCGGATTTCACGGGGTCAGAGACCTCTTTGTGGAAGGAAACCATATCGGGGGTGTCTTTCATTTTATCAATACCCTCAGAAAACAAATTGATGAACACAACTACGACAAAATTATTGTCTTTTGGGACGGTGACGACAACTCTGCCGTTAGACGTAAATTATATCCTAACTACAAGTTAAACCGTAGACAGAGTATGAACGAGTTTAAACTTGAGTCATACCATACCCAAAAAGAAAGAGTAAAAGAATACCTTGAAGAATGTTTCGTTCGTCAGGTAAGAGCAACTGAATGTGAGGCAGATGATTTAATTGCTTACTATTGTCAGATTGCAAATGAAGAATCAAAAACAATATTATCAGCAGATAAAGATTACTTCCAATTGATTGATGAACACACATCAATTTATTCACCAATTTCCAAAGTCACATTCAAAGTTGGTGATAAAGTTAAATTTGGTGATACAGAATTCCCACACTATAATGTATTAACACTTAAGATATTAACTGGTGATAAGTCAGACAATATTAGCGGTATATTAAGATTGGGTGAAAAGAGTGTAGTAAAATACTTTCCTGAGATGCTTGATTCTATGGTAACTTTTAACCATATTTTAACAAAGGCACAAGAACTTTTAGAACAAGACAAAAACAACACAACATTAAAAAATATTGTAAGTGGAAAAACAAAAGACGGAGAATTCGGAGAATCATTCTACCAAACAAACAAAAAAATCGTGGATTTACAAAATCCACTCATTTCTGATGAAGGTAGGTTACTTGTTGAACAATATTATGCCGACACTTTAGACCCTGAAGGTAGGGGTTACAAAAATCTAATTCGTATGATGACAGAAGATGGATTCTTCAAA